GTGTTCTCTTGTGCACAAAAAAACGCCCACCCTTTGAATAATTGCATCGTGAGCAGCTTGCAACAAGATTATCGTCAGTGTCTAAACCATTTAATTTTCTTGGGATCACATGATCAACAGTGTCAGCTTCTTGCCCACAATACTGGCAGATATAACCATCGCGTCTGAGTATTCGCTCTCTTATCTTACGCCAATGTCTAGTGCTACCACTATCTCTTAATGCTGACTTACCCATCAATACCAACCCTTAGCCTTATGGTGTGCGAGCGCAGTACACGCGCATCCATCATACCTTGCATTTATGTACTTCAATCCATTATCAATCTGTTTAATAGGATCTTTTTCTTTGCTTTTAAGTATCTGAAATAGACCATAAGCACTTGACTTAGGATTCTTGGCTTTGTAGTTCCATCTACTTTCTTTGAATACAATTTCATCTAAACAGTAAAACTGTTCAAAGTTGTAATTCATCTTATGAAATGTAATTTGCTTTAATGTATTAACTTTTATTGTTTGAGATTCAGCTCTTTCAAGGCCAACAATTTGTGCTACAAATAGAGCGAGCCCAACTAGCGTGCACCTTGCGAGCTTACCGCAGCGCGGCTCGCCTTTTCGCCTTGAGGGCGAATGCGTCCTAGAGCGTATCATATGTGTCAATACCTACCTAACAAAACCGCAGGTCAGACGGCATGTCGTGATCCGTAAATCATCTGTATCAATCCATTGTTCATCATAGCCATTCATGTAATTGAACCCCCAAGTATTCAGTATAGGCTGGTGGTATTGCTTCGACTAACTCGCTCCAGATAGCCCAATCGATACCCATAGCCATTCTAGCTTCATCAATAGTGCTTGCTACTTGACCACCATAAACATATTTACCAGTAGCATTGTCTAATCCTTGTGGCTTATCACCCATAGCACCATAGACCCCTATTGGCCTACCTTGATTCTTATGATCGCATATTGAGCCTTTAATTGGCATATTAGATTCAAATAGCCTATGCCTACGAACCTTTAATCCGAATGATGATCCGCATAGTTGTACTGGATCAATCAATGGGCTACCAACTACATTCTCAATTATGTATGGCTTACCGGATGCAATTAAGGCTTCTCGAGTTTCAGGAATTAAATCTAATTTACTTGTTGAATTACCCTGAGCATTACGCAAGTGTTTAGTTATGCTGTGCGTCTGGCATGGTGGGCTTGCATGGATTACATCAAATTGATCAATGTAATTTTCATCCCTTAAGATATCTAAAACATTAGCCCTTAAATAAGTAAATGGATATCGCTTGCCATGTTTAAGATCTACGCCAAATACTTCAAATCCAGCCTTAGCATAGCCAACTGACGCTCCACCAACTCCACAATAAAGGTCTAATAACTTCACTTAGATTTACCAGCCCATCCATCACCTTTGAAAACCAAGCCCGGTGCAGAGTACAACCTATTCATAGCAATCTTGCATTTAGGGCAATCCATTCCTGGATCATCTTCTTTGTAAGTCCTATGAACAGATCCAAAGGTTCCGCATTCTCTACAGCTGTATTCATATGTTGGCATTATTTAGCTCCAATCAATTCGCATGTGTGGCACGCTTTGGCTGCAAACTTCCACATACCACACTTTTCGCATCTAGCAATATCTGAGTCAGGAACATCCAATGCTTCAACGACATTCTTGACTCCTACACATCCGCAATCCATACATTGATATAACTTGAAACCATCTGGCATATCGGTAGCATCGAGCCATAAGAACTCGGTGTCGCGTTTGCAACCATTACATTTGAACCTAGTTGGATTCGTCATAATTGATCAATTCGTGGCATTTGAAACATGTGCCATCCTTAAAGATCCGGTCGTCATCGCATACTTCGCATTTGACAATTGATTCCTCTAAATGCACACCATTATCATCCATGACAACTTGTAGGCCTTTACCATTTATGAAGGCTATGTATCCCATTACTCAACTCCTTCAAAGAACCATTTGCCATTAGCTGTCATCTTTGCCCATTTAGCATGTTCGGTAACTTTACCTTTGCAAACATAACCATAATATGGCTTACCTGTCTTAGATATGCCTTGCTTCAAAATATGACCATGTTCGCAAGCTGGTGGTTCATTTGGCGTTGATGCACCAATTTGATCTACTACCTCAGCAACTGACCAAGTTTGTGGATCTTCTTGCTTATTCTCAACTGCAAATGACGCTCTTAAAGCATCCTCAACTGCTGCTGATTTTGAACCTGGTGATCCGTAACGCCTTTCCTGTAATTTCTTTTCGTATTCATTTGGCTGATTATTATTTACCTTAGCCATCTCTTCTCTCGAAGCGCGTTTGCCTTTAGCTGCGAAACCAGCATTTGCGAGCGCACGACCGATCGCTGAAGTCTCACAATTCTCCAATGCAGAAGTGCTATTAACACCCTTTTCCGTAATGATTTCAAAAGCAAGACCAGTTGCGCATGGCTTCTGATCAGCTTCAGTTTTGAATATCTTGGCAAATACAATGAACCGCTTGTCATTCGCTTCAATGAGTTCAGTCTCGATACGATTATCAGGGTATTTCTCATGCCATTTTTCCAATCTTGATTCAACTGTTTCGTAGTTATCTAAATTAAACATTATTCCTTCCATTCAAAATCTTGGTCTTGGACGGCTTCGAGTACTGTCCTATAGATAGCTCCATAGGCGACAAAGTCTTTAATTGAGTCGTAATGATCTGGAGTTTCAGTAAGCCTAGAAACCTTGACCAACGCCATACATAAAGCAGCTTGGTGTGGTGTGATTGGGAAATCAAGATATGCACTCCACAATCCTGCGATTCTTTTGTGATTGTAGTACGGATGTCCATAGACACTTCCGCGCTCTTGGATCGTAGTAATGACTTCATTTAATAAATCCTCAGTTTTTGTCATAATCAAAAACCTGATCTGACTTGTTTTGCACCATTCGGCGATGTAATTCCCAGCCATCTTTTCGGCCACGCCAATAATGTGTTTGTTTGCGATCCTCTATTTTTAAGGCTACAAACCAATAAAGGGTAATAAACCCAATACATAAGTAAATTGCTGTTTCCATTTGTTGCTCCCGTTCCGCAAAACATTTGTTTGCGTTGGGATTAGTATGACGATATTTACCGACAGTTAAACCATTTTTTGGCGTGTCGTTTATAACGATTAGATAACGCTAATATCCTCAAAATCGTCGATATGGTCATCAATCGTCCGATCCCTATAATCGGTTTCACGCCCCATAACTCTTTCCTAGAGCTGTAAATGATCCATCTTTATTGATTGGGATAAGTGTTGGAGTCATGTTTTTGCCATTCCATTCAAGGATGGCTATGCCCATTTGCCAGTTGGCTAGACCCTTTGTATAGGATGCTTTAGCCTTATTCATAAGGTTGCCCACCTCAATGCCATATAAAGGCCTGTAATGGCCTCCTAAGCCCTCAGAAAAGGCTGACATACCTAACTTATGGGTGTGGCCACAAACTACGCTCTTACCGGCCTTTCTGGCCAGATTTAGGGCAGTTATACCGGCATTAGGATTTGAGTTACCTTCATCGCCATGAGCCAAGATCCAGCCCTTCTCAAATTCATAGAATGATTTATGGAAGGTTATGCCTAAAGAATCAAAATCCATGAACTTGGAGTATTGCAACTCAGGTAGGCTGATTAAGCCCGGTACTTTTAATAAAGTGTTATATAGGCGATCAGTATGATTACTGCGGACAATATGAGCCTCTTTAGCATTCTCAGTTAAAGCCCAAAGGATTTCTTGAGTTGCTGTCCTATCATCATCAAGGGTTTGTTGATAAGCCAAAGGTGTTTTCTCAGCCCATCGAGAAATGGTTTGAAAATCAATCTCATCACCCACACATAATACTGAATCAAACTTTTCTTTTCGAGCCAGCTTGATGACATTCTTGACAGCTGTTTCATGGTGGTACGGAATTTGCAAATCACTTATTACTAAGTATCGCTTAATCGTCATCCTCATCGTCAGTTGGATCTATGGAAGGAATAATCCCGCCATCGCCTACAATCCAATCAGGGAATGTTTTATGTTCAGTCATAAGCCAAAAAGCATGTTCAGGCGTAAATCCTGCTTTTCTGGCTGCTTTATAGCATTCATGTAGAGCCATGTAATGTTGATCAATTTTACTTAATGGCTCAGGAGTGTGGCGAACTACTCTCCGATTAACCTTTTTGCGTGGTGTGCGTTTTCGTGTGTTCGCCATGATTAAATTATGACTTGCTAATTATTGTAAACAGATCATCGACACGCTTTTCTAGTCGATTTAATTGATCTTTCATAGATGACCCTGAGTTGGGCTTTAACTCTGAAAGGTAAGACTTAATAACCCAACGCAGAG